ACTAGTTCATTTTGAATGTCTCTTTCTACTCCAGTTGAAACAACTTGTTCGAAGTCTGCAGATGAAACTGCAACACCTGAATCGTTGTTAACTTTTTCTATTACGCTTTGTCCATATGAAGTGCTGTCGATTCCTTTCTGTCCAGTAATGACTGAAAGAACTTTTGCGTCCATAATCTCATTTTCATGAGTTGTTTTCCAGTCGGAGTTGCCTCTTCCTGAGAATACTCTTTTAGACTCTCTAATATTCATGATTTCTTCTGATTTCTCAGCTAAATCTTTTTGTAGTTCTGCAACTACATCTTGTAGAGATTCGTTCTTTTCTAATAGTCTTGCCTCGACATCATTCACTAATTTCTCGGCACCAGATAATCCGGCTTCGATAATAGTTTTCTGTTCGTCCTGTTTTGCCTCTTGAACAGCCTTTGCTTCAGCTTCGAGTTCAGCAGACTTTTGAAGTTCTGCGTCGTCTTTTGCTTTTTGCTCTGCTTGTTGCATAGCAATAGTAGTTGCAGTTTTCTTTGCAACTTCTTCAGCAAATGCCTTCAGATCAAATTCTGGACTTGAATTGTCTTTTGACATATCTTTCTCCATATTTTCCGCATTTGCGGCACTTGGCTGCTCAGTTTTGTCAGTTATAACTGACTCCACAGAGTGAGCCTTGTTAAATTGTGACTTGAACTTCTCATAGTCGCTATCATTATCAAATGATTTAGCTATTGAAAAAGTAGCGGTTTGGTTAGCTGGAATACTTACCACCGATACTTCTAGAAGTTCAGCACTTTTTATAAAAAATCCGTCAGTTTCTTTGTTATAATCAGCGTCCTTGACCTTGAAACCAACGGAAAAGGCTCCAAGGACACCGTCTTTAATTAAATCTACTATGTCTCCAGCAGACTTAGAAATTTTTGCTTCTAATTCTAAACCGTTTTGTGTAACATCGCAATATTTTGCTCTACCAATCGGTCTATTATAGTCGTGATTAAAAAGAATAATTGGGTTATCCCCATAGTTATCTAAACCACCATCTTTCCAAGCATTGTGATCAATTATATCACCAGTTCTATCTAAGGCATTAGTACTAGCTAAACCTTTAATAGTTATTGAGCCGTCTTCTTCAAGATTTGACTTTTCAAAAGTACTAGTTATATGAAATACTTTTTTCATTATTCTTCCTCTTTTTTAACAGCTTTTTTCTTAGCTGGCTTCGTTGTCTTCTTTTCGACAACTGGTTCTACTAAACTTTCACCTGATTCCATGGCAGCCCATAAGTCTGGGTGGTTAGATCTCATAAGTTGCTTGAGTCTTGACCAACTTCCCCATAGTTTTCTTACAAGGTAAAAATTAGCAGGTGTATCTTTCTCTTGCATATACTCATTCATAGAAAGAAATTTTCCTTTCTTTACCATATACTCAGAGATTTGTTTTAAAATTGCTACTCTATTCATCTTCTTGTTGTTCCTCTTCTGGTGGTCTTCCACCTTCGCTTGGATTTGCACTTGAACCTGCTATATTTGCAGGTATTCTAGGCTCGTCAAATCCGTCTACTCTTTCTAATCTTAATGCCTCTCTAGCCTCATTTGGAGACATGATTCCTGTATTTACAAGTGTTGCATAGTAAGAAGCTTGATCTCTTAGTTCTGGCTGTAAAGCAGGTATTCCTGATACATTCTCATTTGCTTCGAAACCAAAGTATCTTTCTAATGCATACTTAATTTTTCTAACTATAGGTAGTACTGTTTCTAAATAGTATAGCCTATGATTAGGTCTTATATTTGCGTTGTTTCCACCGTCCATAAGAATTGGTGGTATTCCCATAGCTTCTAGAATAATTCTTTCACAAGACTTAATTGAATCTTGGAAGTCTAGTTCTTTAAAATTAACATTTGTTAGTTTGTCAACTTCTAATCCACCATCTAATACTAAAGGTCTTCTACCTCCTGATACTGGATTGTATCTTGCTGTCCATGATTGTAACATTCTTTCTTTAATCTTTTCAGAAAGAGTATTAGGACTTTTTAACACTAATCCCGGTACCGCACCATTCTTAAAGAAGTTATCCTGAAAATGTCTCAAGTTGGCAAGTAGATTCATTGTTCTAAATGCAGGCTTAAGTCTAGGTACTCCTCTATAAATGGAGTGAAAACTGTTTTCTTTTATATGAATGATTTCGTTTACCTGATAATCGATAGAGGAATCAAACTCATACTTTTCGATGTACTCTCTATCGTCAGTATGTATTCTAACTTTTTCTGCAGGTAAATGATATAAGTGAACTCCGTCAAAGTAGATGAATATATTACCGTCTAGTAATAAATCTACGATAAGGTTTCTTTTGAAAGAACTTATATCTTGATAAGGATTAGGTTCGTAATTTAGAATTAAATTTACTCGTGATTGTCTTATATTTTTAATAATGGGTGTTTGGCCGACTATCTTTCCATCAAAGTCAAAAGGTATTTCAGCAACATCATCAACTATCATATTTACGCCACGATTCACTACTTCTAGTTTCTCATAAGCATCACGATAGTTAGTAACAACTTCACGAGATGAAACTTCTAATCCTTCATCTCTCGAAATAATGTACTGTGCAGGATTTAATTTTTCCTCCACACTTTTATTTCCGCCTGTTAAAAAATCATACCATGCCATGTTTATCTCTTTGAATTTTCACCCATCTTTCTTGTTTCTCTGCCGTTACAAGTTTTGGTTTCTTTCCATAAATTGAGTGTAATTTCAAATGATGTTTATGGCATATAGTAACAGCTTTGTTATATATCTTTTCGAAGTTTTCTTCTATAAACTTCTCTCGTACTTCCAGAATTTCTTCTTCTGTAGTTATCTCTAAGTTATGCTTTTCCATATACTCGTTAAACAACTCTGTCAGTGAGTAAAAATGGTGAAAGTCTAAATTAGTCTTTTCTCCACAGATGAAACATTTATCTGTTTTCTTGTACTTGGATTTTGCTTTATCCCTTATGTATTTTATTAAGTCTCTTTTTAATTCCACTTTATATTATCAATTATATCAACTATATGACCAAAAGTCAAGATTTATTTTTCAAATGCTAGAAGGTAGTCGCGCTCGTCTCGAAAGAATATAATGCATACCTCAAAGCATCAGCCATATGAGACGCGTGATTGTGCTTTGGTCTCTCTTTCATCAAATTAGGATTTGGATCCCATTGATATTGGTCAAGACATAGCAATGTTTCATCGCATCTCTGATCTACAATTAGTAAATCATTGTCTACTACTGTTGCTACTTTACCAATTCCATCTAATACAGACTTCTTGGCATTTATAGTAGTTATATCATAATTTTGTGCAAAGTCAAACCTTGTCTGCTGAGCAGCAGAATCTATATAGATCCAATCAATATTCCACTTTTCAATTAATTTCTGTATTTGTGTTGCATGTTGTTCTGTAGTTCTTTCTGCATCTAGGTATTCATCTACAAGATAGTATTTTTGTTCGTCCCAATCATATGCTATCACACAAAAGGCAGTTGGATCTTTGTATCCTACGTCCATTCCAGCAAATACGTCCATTTTATGAGTTTCAAATTCAGATAGATCTGCAATACATTTTTCATGATCAAATGTCCAAATCTGTCCTTCATAGATATTAAAGTCAGCTTCATATTCTTGATTAAACTCAGCTTCTGACATACTCTTTCGAGCCTCAGCTATATCTTGCTCAGATAATCTAGGGTTTTCATGATAGGTTGCTCTAAGTGATGCCCACTCGGGGTATTCATCACTAAAACCTCTGTAGTAAAAATCTGCAAACCAGTTATTTCTTCCACGAGGAGTAGAAATAAAAAGTGCTTTTGAGTTCTCTTTATCTAGTGTAGGACGAAGTGCTACGTTGAAAGCATCTTTACCATTTACTAAGGCTGCTTCATCAAATATAATTAAGTCGTAACTTCTACCGACCACTGAGTCAACTTGATTTACTGATCCCATTCTAACTGTTGACCCATTAGAAAGTTCTATTACTTTGTCTTTAGCATTGTCTTTTACAACCTCTAAACCAAAGTGTTTAATTAAGTTTCTTTGTAAATCAAAAGAAATTTGTGATAAGGAATAATTAGGAGACATTAGTAAAATATGTGAGCCAGGAACTAGAGATACTAGCTGTCCTATAATATTTGCAATATAAGTTTTTCCCTGCCTACGAGAAACCGCAGCACACACAAATCTGTATTTTGGGTTATTAAGTGCATTTATTATTGCTGTTTGACTGCTATTAGGGTCTATTCCTAGTAGCTCCATGTATCCATCTATAGGAAGTTTTATAAAGCGATCATGCTCTGTAAAATTCATCAAATAGTCTGATACTATATCTTCTCTACTGATTGTTAGCATTAGTGAATTGTCTCTGTTTTAAAAAAGTTATCTTCGTCCTCAGGTTTTAGTAATCCTTCCTCCTGAGCCTTGTGGTATAAGTAACAAAAAGCTGCAGCAACTTGTTTAATATGAGCTTCTCTATTAGTAAGTTTTCTCTTTTCTTCCACCTTTTCTGTGTTCACTAAAAGTGTTGTGCTATTAACAAAGCACTCATCTAGCCATAGTTTTCTGCCGTCTCTTTTTGATGTTCTATTCATCTTCTTTTCCTTCTTGTTTTTCTTCTTATTCCTTTAAC